GCCAAAGATCGCCGGCGAGCTGATCGCCATCACCGACACCTGGGAAATGGAACGCAAGCTCACCGAGCTGCTGCGAGGCGTCCTCGAGGATGCCGCCAGCCTGGTGCAGCTGGACACCGAGATTGAACAGGGGGCGAAGGAGCAGAACTAGCCATGCAACACGCGTATGCCGACGGTGCCGCCACGTACCGTGCGGCATACCACCGCGGCCTGGAGCTCGATCCGGAACTGTGGATCGATCAGTGGGCCGACGAGTTCCAGCGTATCCCGAAGGACACCGGCGCCGCCGAGCCCGGCAAGTACCACACCGACCGCACGCCCTTCGCGCGCGAGCCGATGCGCTGCCTGTCACCGCTGCACCCCTGCAAGCGCGTGGTGACCATGGTCGCCTCGCAGATGATGAAGACGCAGATCGCGCTCAATTGGATCGGCGGCAACATTCACATGGCGCCGGCCAACATCCTGGCGCTGCTGCCCAGCGAGAAGCTGGCCCGCCGGGTCTCCAGCCGGATCGACAAAACGATCAAGGCGGTACCGGAACTCAGCAAGCGCGTAGCCAAGCCCCGCTCACGCGATGCCCGCAACACTCTCGACACCAAGGAGTTCGAAGGCGGCACGCTGTACTGCACCACCGCCGGCTCGGCCGCCAACCTGGCAGAGCTGGCGGCGCGCTACATCTACGGCGACGAGATCGACCGTTGGGATGTCGACGTAGACAGCGAAGGCGACCCCATTGAGCTGGCTGAAGCGCGCGGCACCACGTTCGGCCGCAAGGCGAAGTTCTACTTCTCCAGCTCGCCGACGATCAAAGGCGCCTCGCGCATTGACGATCTGTACGAACAGAGCGACAAGCGCCGCTACTTCGTGCCGTGCCCGCACTGTGGGCAGCACCAGGTGCTGGAGTGGGCCAACCTCAAGTGGACCGACGACTACAAGCGCGTCGACTACCTCTGCAGCAACGCCGATTGCGGCGCACTGATCGAGGAACACCACAAGACGGCCATGCTGCTGGCTGGCGAGTGGCGCGCCACCGCGAAGGGTGATGGCGAGACCGTGGGCTTCCACCTCAACGCGCTCTATTCGCCGTTGGGCTGGCTGTCCTGGGCGAGCTTGGCCAAGCAGTACGACAAGGCCAAGGTCGCTGCCGACCGTGGCGACAATGAACCCATGCAGGTGTTCTACAACACCCGCCTGGCGTTGGTGTGGGACGCCGCACAGGAGATGACCAAGGCCAGCGAGCTGAAGGCCCGCGCCGAGGATTACCGCCTGGGTACGGTGCCGCAAGGTGCGCTCATTCTCACCGCCGCTGTCGACGTGCAGCACAACCGCCTGGAAATGCTGGTGATCGGCTGGGGCGAAGGGCTGGAACGCTGGGTGGTCGACTACGTGGTTGTGCCGGGTGACCCAGCACTGCAGCGCACGTGGCTGGATCTGGACGAACAACTGAAGCGCCGGTACCGCCACGCCTCTGGCGTCGAGTTGGCCATCTGCGCTGCAGCGGTTGACTCCGGTGGCCACCACACCGATGAGGTCTACCAGTTCACCCGGCTGCGGCGCTGGCGGAAAGTGTTCGCGGTGAAGGGGGCGAGCAAGCCTGGCCGGCCTGTGCTGGCTCAGCGGCCCTCGAAAGTCGATGTGACGTACAACGGCCAAACCGAGAAGCAGGGCGCTGAGCTCTGGATCATCGGTACCGACACGGCGAAGGACTGGATCTACAACCGTTACCCGTTCGCCGACGGCCCTGGCGCGCTGCACTTCTCGAAAGACCTGCCCGACGAGTTCTACGACCAGGCCGTGGCAGAGCGAAAAATCACCGTCTACGTGAAGGGCTACAAGCGCACCGTCTGGGTAAAGGGCAAGGCCGAGCGCAACGAAGTGCTCGACCTTCTGGTTTACAACCAGGCCGCTGCCCAGTTCCTGGGGCTGCACCGCTACCACCAGGGCGAATGGAGCAAGCTGCGCGCTGCGGTGAGTCAGGGAAGCCTTTTCGCGCACCCTGCTGAGAGCAGCAACGTCACCGCCCTGCAGGAGGATGCCGAGAAGGCAGCCACCCCGCCACCGTCGGGGCCAACACCACAACCACCAACGCGCCGGGTCTCCCGCAGCGCCTACCTGAAACGATGACGTGAGGGCTGCCCATGGCAAGCGCACAACAGCGCCTGGATGAGGTCCGGGCGGCGATCAGCGACATCTTGAGCAAAGGCCAAAGCGTCAGCAAAGGTGACCGGCGGCTGGATAGGGCGCGGCTCGAAAGCCTGCGTGACCTTGAGTCGCAATATGAGGCTGATGTAGCCCGCGAGTCCCGCGCCGGCCAGCCACGGCAAATTCGGCTGTACAGCCGTGGCAAGGGGGCGTGATGGGCTATCGAGTTCGAGCCAAGCCAGTGAGGCTGCAGGTGGTCAACAGCTACGAAGGTGCCGGCCATGGTCGCCGCGCGCAGAGTTGGGACGCCCCTGATGCCGCGCTGAACACCATCGCCATTCCCGCCCTGCCGGCGCTGCGCAAGCGCTCCAAGGCGGCGGTGCGCAATAACCCCTGGGCTGCCAGCGGCATCGGCAAACGCGTGAGCAGCCTGATCGGCACCGGCATCACGCCGCGTGCACAGATCAAGGATGACGCGCTACGTAGTGCCATCAACCAGCTCTGGAGCGACTGGACGGACGAGTCCGACGCCGACAACCTCACCGACTTTTACGGCCAGCAGGCACTGATCGCCCGCATGGTCGAAGAGTCCGGCGAATGCTTCGTGCGGTTGCGCTACCGTCGAGCCGAGGACGGATTGGCGGTGCCGCTGCAACTGCAGATCCTGCCACCCGAGTTCGTGCCGCTGGATCGCAACTTCGTCACCCGGCGCGGCAACGTGGTACGGGCCGGCATCGAGTTCGACCAGGTGGGCCGCCGCGTAGCGTATTGGATGTGGAAGAACCACCCCGGCGACGCCCGGGCGCTGGGTACCAGCTACAACACGTTGAACCGCATTCCGGCCAGCGAAGTGCTGCACATCTTCGAACCGCTCGAAGGTGGGCAGCTGCGCGGCATCCCGCGCCTGGCGCCGGTGCTGCTGCGACTCAAGTCGCTGGACAATTACGACGACGCAGTGTTGTTCCGGCAGGAGGTGGCCAACCTTTTTGCCGGATTTATCACCAAACCAAGGCCGGATGGGCCGCCGACCCTGGACCCTGCAACCGGTCAGCCGTTTAAGACTGATACGGATGGCGTGCCGATGGTGGCCATGGAGCCGGGCACGATGCAGGAGCTGATGGAGGGCGAGGAGGTCAAGTTCTCCGACCCGCCGTCAGCTGGTGACACCTACGTCGACTTCATGCGGCAACAGCTCATGGCATCTGCGGCCGGCATCGAACTGCCCTATGAGCTGCTGAGCGGGGACATGGCCGACATCAGCGATCGCGTGCTGCGCGTGCTGCTCAATGAATTCCGCCGCCGCATCGAGCAGCTGCAGTTCGGCGTTTACGTGTTCCAGCTCTGTCGCCCAGTTCGCGCCGCCTGGCTCGACGCTGCCTGGCTTGCCGGCGCCATCCAGCTGCCGGACTACCAGGCCAAGCGCCGCGACTACCTGCGCACGCGCTGGGTGCCACAGGGCTGGGCCTACATGCACCCCGTGCAGGACGTGCAGGGCAAGTTGCTGGAGATCAAAGGCGGCTTGGCCAGCCGCAGCGAGCACGCGCTACGCAGCGGCTACGACGCCGAAGTGATCGACCAGGAAAACGCCGACGACAATGCCCGGGCCAAGCAGCTCGGGCTCGACTACACCACCGACACGGCCCTCACGGCTGGTGACAAAGAGGAAACCCCATGAAGAAGATGACCAACCGCCTGGCGCTGGCGGTCATGCTGGGCGGCCTGGGCATCGACGCCTTCGCCCAGCCGCGCATGCTCAACCTTGAGGGCGCCCCCGACCTCAACGCCGAACACTGGTACAGCATCCAGGCCGCTGGCGAAGAGGGCGGTAAGCCGATCGAGGTCTACATCTACGGCGAGATCGGCTTCTGGGGCGTCACCTCGGGTGACTTCATCCGCGACCTGAAAGAGATCGACGATGGCGTGTCGGAAGTGCTGGTGCACTTCGACACCGTCGGCGGCGACCTCTTCGACGGCATTGCCATCCACAACACGCTGCGCGCCTTGGGCGAGCGCTGCACGGGACAGATCGACGGTGCGTGTTTCAGCGCCGGCAGCGTGGCCGTGTGTGGCGCTCACAAGGTACGCATGGCCGACAACGCCATGTTCATGATTCACAACCCTTGGACGCTCATGGCCGGTGACAGCGACGAGCTGCGCAAGATGGCCGACATGATGGACAAGGCCTTCGAAGGCATCGTCGCCAGCTACCAGCACCGCGCACTGAACATCGATGACGCAGAGCTGCGCCGCATGATCAACGACACCACCTGGCTCACCGCCAGCGAGGCCATGACCCATGGCTTCGTCGACGAGGTGTTCGGCGAAGTCGCGCCGCTGGTGAACAACGCGGCGCTGGGCAAGATCCTCAACCGCTACCGCAACGTGCCCGAAGCGGCGCTGCGCCTGGTTGGCGAAGTTGAGCCAGCACCGACCCCCGATCCTGACCCAACCCCGGATCCCGAACCCGATCCGGTACCGACCACCCCGGAAGCCGCTGAACTGGCAGCCAAGCTCGCAACGGACTGCGCCGCAGCCGGCCTGAGCAACTGCGTTAGCTACCTGATCAAGGCCAGCGCCCTGGCCAGTAGCGAGGCCGTGCAGCAGCACTTCAACCGCGCCAAGGACGTTCGCGCCGCCTGCCTGGTGGCCAAGCGCCCGGATGACGCCCAGGCACTGATCGAAGCCGGGCTGACCGGTGAACAGGCCAAGGCGAAGCTGTTCGAGAAGCTGGCCGCTAACAGCAGTCAGGTGGAAATCAGCAACCTACCCCCGGTGGACGACGACCCTCAGACCAGCGCCCACCAGCCACCAACGGCGAATGAGGTCTACGCTCGCCGCCGCAACCAAGCCTCGAAAGGAGGAAAACAAGCATGACCATCAAAACCGAAGGCGTGTACGCCGGCGAGTTCCTCCTCTCGGAGGCCAACGGCACCCGCAGCCGCGAGGAGGTGGTCATCGCCGCCGGCTCCGGCATCCTCAAGGCTGGCACCCTGATCGCCCTTATCACCGCCGCCAACGCACTCACCCCAGCCGCCGATGCCGGCAACACTGGCAACGGCACCATCGGCTCGGTGACCGTCACCAGTGCGGCCATCAGCGGTGCCTACATCCTCACCATCACCGAGGCTGCAGCCAACGGCGGCAAGTTCGAGCTGGTCGACCCGACCGGTGCGCTGGTGGGTGAGGGCACCGTCGGCCAGGCCTTCACCGGTGGCGGGCTGACCTTCACCCTGGGTGACGGCTCCACCGACTTCGCCGAAGGCGATGGCTTCACCCTCACTGTGCTGGCCAACCTCGGCGAATACACCGCATACGACGATGACGGTACCGACGATGGCCGCCGCGCCGCCAGCGGCATCCTGTTCGCCTCGGTGGATGCCACCACCAACGACGTGCGCGCCGTTGGCGTGATGCGTGACGCCGAGGTGATCGAAAGCCTGCTCACCGGCCTGGATGCAAACGGCCGCGCCGACCTGCTGGCCAAAGGCATCGTCATTCGCACCTGACCGCCAACCGGATCAACCCCAACACCCCAAGCCCCGCACCTGCGGGGCTTCGCATTTCTAGGAGCCCAACATGGCTGAGATCACGATTTTTCAGGACGAGGCGTTCGGCGTAGACGCGCTGCTCACCGTCATCAACGACGACCACGTACTGCCGGGGCAGATTGCCGCCGCAGGCCTTTTCGAAGAGCAAGGCGTCACCGGCACTGTCGTACAGATCGAAAAGGACGGCATGACCCTGCAACTGGTCAAGGCCGCCCCGCGTGGAGCAACTGGCCAGGTGGTCACCGGCAACAAACGCGACCTGATCCCGTTCAACACCGTGCACCTGCCGGAAACCTTCCAGATCCTGGCGGACGAGATTCAGGGCATCCGCGCGAGCGGTAGCCTCACCGAGTTGATGCAGGTGCAGGCCTACGTCGCCCGCCGTATCGAGAAGGCCCGCCGCCAGCTCGACCTCACCCACGAATACCAGCGCATCGGTGCCATCAAAGGCAAGGTGGTGGACGCCGATGGCGAGAGCGTGCTGTTCGACATCTTCCAGCGCTTCGACATCAAGCGTCCCAAGGTCTTCAGCTTGGAGCTGGACAACCCCGATACCGATGTGTCGGCCAAGTGCGCCGAAATTCTCGACGCCCAGGACGATGTGCTCGGCAACGTCACCAGCACCGGCGCGCATGCTTACTGCGGCAAAGTGCTCTGGGCCAAGCTCATCGCTCACAAGAGCGTGCGCGAGGCCTATCTGAACTGGCAGGCAGCCGCGCAGTTGATGGGTGATCGCCGCCAGCCGTTCGAGTTCGGCGGTATCACCTGGGAGCGCTACAAGGGCAAGATCGGCAACACCCCCTTTGTTGCCGATGACCGCGCGCACGTCGTGCCTCTGGGCGTGCCGGATCTCTTCATCAGCGCCTTCGCCCCGGCTGACTACATGGAGACGGTCAACACCGAAGGCATGCCGTATTACTCCAAGCTGGAGATGATGAAGTTCGGCAAGGGCGTGGAAGGCGAGGCGCAGTCCAACCCGCTGCACCTGTGCACCCGTCCGGCATCCGTCCGCGAACTGACCATCTGACCATGGCCGGCTTCGGTGACTGCATCGCCGCGCTCGACGATGCAGTGATGGACAGCCTCAGCGACGGCACCGCCACCTACCTGAGCCGCTCCGGCCAGGTGCTGGCGGAAGGTGTGCCGGTGATTGTCGAGAAGGACGTCGAGCGTTTCGGCGAGGGCGGGGCGGTTGATCGGGTGCGCACGCACGAAGTGCAGAAGCGCTACCTGCAACCGTTCGACCGCCAAGGCGCTTTCGCCATGGATGGCAAGACCTGGCACATCGACGGCATCGAGCGCGATGACGGCCACATGATCACCCTCTACGTGGTGCCCTGACATGACCCAACCCATTGACATGCAGTCGGCGATCTTCACCGAGCTGAAGGCCTTACTCGC